GTTTCACGACCAGGTGGTGTACTTAGATTGTACGACCAACCGGAGGTTTTTATTGGTTTAATTGTTTTTGCTGGGGAATGTTTAAGCAACCACTGGTCATACTGCTCACGAACAGCTTTCGGTGGTTTCTTTTTCTTGGACTTTGGCAATGTACCATAAAATAGCATTTAGACACTCCTTTTGCAATGAAGTATCTATTATACTACAATATGGGCTTTAAGTCAAGCTCAGTGTTGTATTAATACAACGGTTTTCGGTTTCGTGGTTGGCGGAAGGTTTCTTCCACATCCTCAAAATGTTTCAAATTTTTATTTTGTTTGAATTTCTTTGGTTTCTTTTGAGATTGATTATAGTCCTCAAAAGTATCCCTATCTTTACGAAACTTACCTACAAATTTAGACACGAATTTTTTCCTCCGTTATGGTAACATATCTTTAAAGGCTTCTTTTACAAATTTGTAATCTAAGCCTTTCACGCCTTGGTCTTTTCGTAAAATGCCGGCTATAATTTCAGCTTCACGAGGCTCCAATGATTCCAACATTTGAATCACTAATTCGTTTCTTCTTTTGGTAGTTAATTTTTCGGCAGTAGGATGTCCCTTTTGAACAATATAAATTCTACGCAATTGATTATTAAGTGTATCATGTGTGATACCTGGTAGAACATCTTGGGGTATTTTATAGTTATCTGGTATTTCATCTATCATCCATTGATAATTTGGATGAAAGGTTAATTTTAAGACTTCAACCAAGACAGGGCTCAAATTCTTACCAATTATGTCCATTCGCTCTTTTTTATTTTTTGCTAATTCAAATTCATCAAATATTTGATATATGTGTTTCATTAAAATTCCTCAATCACTTCCATTAAATTGGTTAGCTTGTTCTCTACAAAGTAATTAAACATCTTTCCTCTAGATGGTGGTTTAATATCATCATAAGTATTTATAATTTTTGCTTTTATCTCATCTGGTATCATTGTCAAGTCGATAAGCATCTTATTACGTGACCAACCAACCAAAGTCTCAGCATCTTCCCATTGATCTAACGGTGTCTTCATTAACTTTTCAAGTATGCTTTTAGTAATTGGCTTTTGACGTAATTCATTTACAAAACAATCCGCTGGTGATAATACATTAGGAATGCCATCACCTTTATCTCCACGGATAATCTTTTCTTTTAAATCATCTATTGGATTTTCTGAAACAACATACTTCTTTAATGAAGGATTATATTGCTTCACATTTTTGTATTGTTGTAACTGTAGAAAGTCACCATCACTCGATAGTATCAAGATCTTTTCATGTGCTGAATGCCGGGGTACTAATGTACCAATGATATCATCAGCCTCAGCACCTTCAACATCTATACATTTGTAAGGAAAGTATTCTTTTAATTCCTGTTTAAACTTAGCCAACATATCAAAAATTAAGTGCCAATCTAAATCGGACTTATCTCTGGCTTTTTTACGACCTGCTTTGTAATGTGGAAACCATTCCTTGCGCCAGTACTTACGGTTGTCACAACATAGTACTACTTCTCCGTATTCATCACGGAAGTTCTTTAGGTGAGTCCTGATGATGTTCAGGATCATATGGCGTATTAAGTCTTCTTCTAACTTAACACCTTTAGAATTGTTTATCTGTGCCATTAGGCCAGATAGCAGGACCTGATTCAAATCAACTAATATCATTTTAATCTTTCAATAACGAATATCTATTATATCATTCTTCTTTCAAATTGGCAATCATTTTTTCAAATAAAGGTCCTGATTTTGTGGTTTTTTTCATAACTAAACCAAACCAGTCTTGTGGTATTAATCCTGAGATATATTCTCTCACATCAGAAAATATGGCATCAAAATAATCCTCATGGATAATTTCATCTTCTTCATCCACTTTAAATAAAATAACGTGGTATGCAGGACCTACAGAGCTACCACCAACAGGATCGCCTTTAATTTCTTCATTGAAATATTGAGAAAGTACTTCAACGGCATTTTCATTTTCTTCATGTGGCAAAAAAGAAATATAATCTGCGTTTTCTATTTCTTTCATAAAATCTAACATTGTAAACCTTTAATATGTGATTTGCGAACTCTTACCATAATCCATGTATTATAATAATCGTCACTTTCAAGTGCGCCTTTTATAAACTGTTCCTTAGCTTCAAGATATCCACATTCACCTTTTGATTTGCAAAGGTAGATAATCTCTCGGATAAAGTTCTCTTGGCCCAATTGTAACACATCTTTGGTCACCTCGGCACTACTCCCGTAGTAATTTTTCCAATCCGAGGATACCTTAAACTTTTTCTTCTTTCCTTTTAATACTTTTGTTTTAGAAGAATAGAAGAATTTCTTTCCGATGTATTTTTTGCCGGTTATTATGTTGGTTATTAGATACACAAATCCATAATTATCACCGATCATTTCCTCGGTAAAGTCACTACCATTATAAGTCCAGGTTAAGAGTCCCATCCTTCTGCATCCTCATTGAATTCATCATCCTCTATATAGTCGGTGATTTCTTCAATGGTTTCTCCGCAAAACGGACAAAACTCAGGCAGTTCGGCTGACACTAATTCTTCAACATAAACAATATCGTAACTAGATTCACAATTATGGCACTCAGCTGTCATTGTTTTTTCCATTATAGTTCCTTAATGTGCCCAAACATCTCCCCAATCTCCAGATAAAGCACCCTTTGCATAGTCAGTAGCTCTATTCTCGAAAAAGTTAGTATGTGTTGGTGCGTTAATCATTTCCTCAACCCACGGCAGAGGATTACGTTTTACTTTGAATATGCCTTTGAGGCCTAATGATATTAATCTTCTGTCAGCAATGTAACGAATATACTTCTTCACATCTTCAGACGTTAAATTTTCCATAGGTCCCATTTCAAAAGCCAAGTCAATAAACTTTTCTTCCAATTTAACCATATTCTCAGCTATCGTATATAGGCGACTCTTTAAATCATCATTCCATATTTCATTATTTTCTTGAATATAGGTTCTGAATAACTTAACCATGTTTTCACAATGCTGAGTTTCATCAACAATAGACCATGTAACGATTTGACCCATACCTTTCATTTTACCATGTCTTGGAAAGTTTAATAACATGATGAATGAACTAAACAACTGCATACCTTCTGTAAATGCGGAGAATGTAGCAATATGAGTTGCTGTATTTTCTTTCGTTGTATTTTGTCCTGATATGTTTAAAATATAATCATGTTTTTCTCTCATTGCTGCATATTCCATAAAATCATTATAAGTGGTCTCTGGCAAACCAAGTGTCTCGATCAAATGTGAATAGGCTGCAATATGTAATGCTTCTCTAGCTGCAAAGCCAAGTAACATCATTCTTACTTCAGGCTGAGGAAAATAAGGGAGGTAATTAGTAACATAACCGCCAGCTACATCAATATCGCCTTGAGTAAAAAACCGAAAAATATGCGTAAGAAATTTCTTTTCAGTTTCATTTAGTTTTTTCTTCCAATCTTTTTCATCTTCAAGCATTGGCACTTCTGTATGTAACCAATGAGATTGTTCATGCTTTAACCAGGCCTCATATGCCCATGGATAGTTAAAAGGTTTAAATGAAGTTCTTCCTTCTGTTATATTATTATTTGTTTTCTTAATCATTTAACCAAGCCTCTAGTGTTTTTTGTTGTACCATACCTACTAAACGTTTTACTTCTACATTCTCATCTAGCATAACGAGAGTTGGCACGCCACGAACACCGTATTCAATTGCTGTATCTTGTGCGTTATCAATATCAATAACTTCAATTGGAATATTTGTTTCAATTTCTTCTAAAGTTTTTGCTAACATTTTACATGGTCCACACCATGATGCTGAAAATCTTAATACTCTTTTCATTTTCTTTTATTCTCCGTTTGTTCTTGACTTGGTGGAAAATACGGCTCTATCACATAGTGCTCTGCTCCCCACCACCCTATAGCAGTTATAAATCCTGCAAATAATAAATCTATAACTATCATTCATCTCTCCATCAATTCATTCACAAAATCTAATAATATCTCATGTTGTAAACCACCATGATATTTACCCCTCATCCAACTATAACCATCATACCAGAATTCTTCACTCTCAGGATGACAACCAATTAGACCAATATTGTTTTGAACAATAGCCATTGGCATACCTGTATTGGCATACTTAGCATGAGTCTCGTATTTACCTTCGCCAACAAAAGTTGGTCCATCATAAAAGAACATATTTTGGTGATGACCATCATACCATACAGTCGGCATATTCTTTGCATGAGGTCTTCTAGTACAAGTACCAGGCTGAGTTATATATTGAACCGCATCCACATCTTTTAAAATATCAAAGTAGTAACTACCAGCCCAAAAGGCACCCATACAAATACCAAGATACTTGCCGCCATTAGAAACAAAATCTCTAACATACTCACCATTTTGTTTTAATGAATTATCAAAAGAATCTGAATCACCAAATCCACCAGGAAAAGCCACCATGTCTACGTTATCAAAGAACCCGTCTTCCATTTCATTCTTTGAAAATAGTTTGAAATGGTATTTTCTATCCAGTGCCTTCAATAATCCATTACCAGATTGAACTGAACATTTCGGATCATTAATAAACATAGCAATTGTGGGTTTCATTTTATTCGTAGTCTTGTCTCAAATCAGGATCAATTAATTGACCTCTCATCAAATATAAAGGAGCTTTCCTGTAAATTAGAAAATCGTGGAATGGATCTGTTAATATTTTAATACACCAGACATATGCCGTTTTAAAGCTTTGTTTAATTGTCAATTGTATCATACGAAAGGTTACTGCGGCAACTCCTAACCATAACCAACCAATACCAACTCTATTTAAATATGTTTCGGTATCTTGGTGTGGTACCAAATAATTCATAAATGCCAAATCAAAGTATGCTAAAATCGGTATAGCCACAAAACAAGCCATTAGCACTCTCTTGCGGTTTAGATTATAACCAATCTTAATTTCTTCTTTGTATTCTTGTGTTGCTTGATTATATGTGTCATAATCTTTAGGTTCAAAGAAAAAGTGGCCACATTGTCTGGTTGTCATAGCAACTAACCATGCCACATAAGCTGAAACAACCGGATCAATAAACAAAAAGATATAAGCAATCATAAAACTAATTGCTGATACAAAATGTAATGACTGGTTGATCCTACTGTGGTGATAATATCTATGGTCATCCCATCTCTGTTCTTTTAATGTAGCCAATATTTCTTTAAACATTTTTTAACCTTCACAAGCAATACAATCGTTACCTTGAGCAATTTGTGTCATATCCAATTCTTTGATAATCTCTCTCTGAATCTTCTTAGATACTTTATCAGCCTTACCAATCTTCTCAGAACGGCAATAGTATAATGTCTTTAGTCCTTTTTTCCATGCCATAAAATGAATAGCATGAATGTACTTTATATGTGCATCTGGTCTAAAGAATAAATTAAGTGATTGTGCTTGATCGATAAACTCTTGTCTATCAGCAGCTAAATCAATTACCCATCGCTGGTCAATTTCCATAGATGTTTTGAATATATCTTTTTCCAAATCAGATAACATGTCTAAGTTTTGTACAGAACCATCATTAGCAATAATACTGGACCAAGTATCATTATAATCATTTTCGTCTTTTGCTTTTTCTCTAACGATTTTATCTAACCATTTGTTTTTGTTCAAAAATGAGCCAGATAACGTATCCTGACGATAAGCATTAGCACGAAAAGGTTCGATGCTAGGAGAAGTATTTCCCATAATGATAGACGAAGAAGCATTTGGAGCAA